CCATCTGCTATACTGAAATTTCCTGTTAAACCCAAAAGGGATCCAACATAACTATTCATTGAAGCATTATTTGCTACGATCGAATTTGTAACTGAAGTGTTTTGAATATTTATATAATTAGTCTGGCTTGTGTTTTGTAAGTCGACATAATCAATATTAGAAACATTATTTGTACCAATTTTAATTGCTGTTGCATTTATTGTTCCAGCCACTTCTAATTCATTTAAAGGAGTAGTTACCCCAACACCAATTTTTCCCCCAGAAGATTGCATTATAATATTCCTATTTGAAGCACCAGTATCAATCTTTAAATAATCTGTAGCTAAATCTTCCCAAGAAATTGTTGCAAAATTATCACTATCTATACCAAGAATTATTGCAGTATTTCCAGAAGTAGCACCAATTGTTATTCCAGGGGTAGCTAAATTAACGCTCTCAATTCCTGGACCAAGCATAATCTGGGAACTTATCCCATTACTCGTATTAATATGTAAAGCTTTAGAAGGAATAGATGTACCAATCCCTATTCTTCCATCCATAGTCAAATTAGAATCAGATCCACTAATGTTTAATGTCCCAGTCATATTATCTCCAGCAACATCAACCCATAAATCAGAACAAGTTGCATCATCTCCAATTGTTGTTACTGCGCTTGATCCTGGACAAGCAGAAGGATAATTCCATAAATAAGTCCAGTTAAGTTCTCCGGTAAGATTTCCAGTAAGAGAAATATTCGTTCCAAAGATATTTGTACCATTTAAATTTAAAGCAGAAATCCAATTCATCTCTGTTAGATTATAATTTCCTCCTCTCTGATTAGTATTCCAAGGCTCTGTGTAAATTGCTGCGCTAACTAACGCCACAAAGGCAAATAAAACAATTCCAAAAATAATAAATTTTTTCTTCATTTTAACTTCTTGCCGCAATATAAGTTGTTACGGTTGAATTTGATTGGGTAGATGTCTTTGTCCTTATATAAGGATAATAGGAATTATATCCATAATGATATAAATCTTTTCCAGTTGCAGAAGTATATGTTTTTGCATCTATATCGTGCCAGTTAGTTCCATCAACACTTCCTTGGATTGTTACTGTAACTGCTCCTGTATTCACTGTACAATTAAGTTGCACAGCTATTCTATTATACCACCTACAATCAACTGAATCTCCAGTTGTCGCTGTTGTAACTGCTGCCAGATTAGTAGTTTCTTCTACAACCTTTCCTGCTCCACCCATAAGTCTTTTTCCCATGTTCTTTTTAAGCCTCCTTATTATTTAAATATTGTTGTTCGTTTAAAGTCCTAAGACTCTTGTTTTTCCAAAATCAAAAACAAGAAAAAATAATAAAAAATTTAATATGCCCAAATGATAAATACTCTTACTCTGTTATCATCTGATCCGCCAATTGTGATTGTTAATGTACTTGAACTCACCGACGTTGTTGGTGCCTCAGTTGTTACAATACTTCCAGTAGTTTCTTGTTGAAATCCTTGAATCCCATGAATGTTTGTACATCCAAATGCAGATAAATCTACAGTTATTGAATCAGTATCATCCACAGTTGCATCTGTAACTACTCGTATCATTTTAACTCCACTATTTGGGGTTATTTCAGTATTTGTGCTTACCGCTCCTAATGCTGTCATCTTTTTTTCTCCTGTTTAATTGTGAGAAAGTTTAAGGCCTTTCTCGTTGCCTTTTCAAAAAAAAATAAAAAAAATAAAAATAAATTTATTTATACTTACTGAAAGATTTTAAATAACCTTCTCGTTCTTTCTCAATAGCTTTGATTTCATCCTCACTCTTTTCAGATTTTTCAGATTTTTTCTTTGCCATTTTAAGCCGATGAATTACAATCAATTAAGCTTCCACCAGTTGTGGTTCCTTCATAGTTTTCACATCCTGCGTCAGTTGATTCAGCTTCGATTGTCACATCCCAACTTCCTGAGAATCTATTATTAACTATCATACAATTCCCTGCTGTTGGTGTTCCAGTCATTGCTATTCCAGTTGTAGTTCCTCCGCCAGCTAATCCACAAAAATAATTATCTGCTATCAAATTGTCTGGTCTTGTTCCTGTAGTTGGTACATGTTGGATTCCAATCTTTTGTGTTACAACCCAAAACATATTATTTGAAATAAGTCCTCGTGTAGCATTTGATAAAATCGCTGCTGTTTGCCAACTTCTGAATAAACAATTTACAACTGTTAAATCTGGTTGATCTTGTGTTGCATCACATGCAATTCCATAAGTTCCTGAAGACCATCCATCAAATTTAATCCCTTCAAGATGTAATTTATATGAATCTGATGTTCCAGCAACCGCAATTCCTGCTCCTGCTCCTCCAACTGCTGCAATTGATACATTATAAATTGATACATTATTTGCATCAACTGAAATAACGTCTACTGCTGCACTTGTATAAATCAATGTCTTACCATCATTCCTTGAAGTATTTGATCCTATGATTGTTAAACCACTTTGAGTAATAGCTAATGTTGTTGCAGAAGTATAATCTCCTTTTGCAATATAAATTATATCATTTGCTCCAGCAGCCGCAATTGCTTCATTCAAAGTATAAAAAGCTTGGTCCCAAGTCAATCCGTTTCCAGACGCTGCAGGACTAGTTTTTCCAGAATCAACATACCAATTTTGAGAATCTTTAATCACTTGCACGCCGCCAGTCCCAGCTGCTCCTTGTGCAAAACTAACTCTCCCAGTATAATTTCTTTCTCCAGTATAAGTATTACTTACTACTCCGTCTCTTCCCATTTTAATAGGCCCAAAGTATGAAAGTATGGACTACTGTAGCTGATCCTCCAAGTGTAATTGTCACGACACCTGAACTTACTGCTGTTGTTGGGGCTTGTGTTACCACAACGCTTCCAGTTGTTGATTCATCAAACCCCACAATTCCATGAAGTTTTGTACATCCAAAATCTCCTAAATCAACTGTAATTGTATCAGTTCCGCCTATTACCGTCGCTGGTGTTACACATTGAATCATTTTCACACCTGCGTTTGGCACAATCTCTGTGTTCGTTCCTACGTCTCCTAATGCTGTCATATTTTTTTCCTCCGTTAGTCACCACAATCTAAACCGTCGTAGCCTGGTGTTATTTTTTCTAATTAAATTTAAAAAAAAATTAAAATCTAAAAAATAACAAAAAAGATTTAGAGTATATCGTCAATGAAACTATTGAATGCTGTATTTCTCATAATCAAACATTCGTAGATCTTTAACATGAACTTATTTGAATCATTCATTTTACCAAATTCTTCATAAGTCATATCTTGTAGAACTCTCATTTCAATCCAATCAGTATCCAAAAAGTAAATCTGTTTAGCTCCAGATGTGTCCGATAAAAATCGGCTGAAGATAACAGGAATTCTTCCTGCCATAGTTTCTAAAACTATACTTGGCGGAATACCGAACGGTAAACTTCCAGCTCCCATATCACTTGGATTATATCTATATGTGTCAATGATAAGCTTTCGAATATCTTTAACAACACTTGGTGATGCAACAGCCAATTTTGGTCGTCCACCATCTTGAATAGCGTATAATACCACAGTTTCTATGTCATCATATGTTAATGCAGCTCCGTTCAAATCCAAAACATTTGTTGTACTCTGTAATTTTACAATTCCAGAAAACTCTGTTGCAGTTGTACTTGCATCTCCATTGATTATAAGATCCTCTTCTAGTTCCCTTATCTCTCTAGCTTTAACTAAAACTTCTTGCTGTTTAGCATTTGGTGCTCCAACATTACTAAATGCGCTATTACCTAAGCCTCCACCTTGCGGTTGGAAACCTTCTAACATATAACTTGGCATTGCAGCTTGTGTTGGTCCTGTTACTCTTCCAACAGCGTATAGAAATTTAATCTGCGTGCTTGCTCGAACATAAGTTGTTGTTGTCTCAGCCAAAGCAGCATCTTCTGCAGCTGTAAATCCACCACCTTTTGCAGTGATTGAATTATAATCTGCGTACATTCCTTGATTTGAAACTCTTGGAATTAATTCCACTAATGGTGTTTCCTTCCTTGTTTGATCAACAATTCTTGGATCAACATAAACTGGAATCATTGCAAATCCAGCAGTTCCTGCTCCACCTGCTTCCGTAGTTAATGCTTTAACACTTGCAATTCCATTTTGTAACTTTTCATTAAGACTTCCTCTTAAATCTGTTCCAAATTTGGGATCAACATACTTTGTTTGGTCTTTCAACGCTCCGAATGAATGGGCATAAGCACTCTTGTAGTTCAATCCAGTATCTAATAACTGGGTTCCTTTTTCTTCCATTATCCTATTAAGTCTAGAGGATTTTTTGCTTTTTCTACTTCGAAGTCTTTAGATTCATCTCTTTGTTCAACAACACTTTTTCTAACTGGTTTCTTCAAAGATGATTTTAATTCTGCAATTTCTTTTTCCATAGCATTAACTTTTTCAGTAAGTGCTTTAGTTTCAGCATTTTCAGATTCCTCTTTTTCCCCAGATTCAGCTTCTTCTTTAGATTCTTCTTTAGATTCCTCATCCTTAGATTCTTCTTTTTCTTCAGCTTCTGCTGCCTCTTCTTTAGATTCTTCCTCAGATTCTTCGTTAGTTTCTTTCGCTTCTTTGTCCTCTTGTGACATTTGTTTAACCTCCTGTAATTTAATTAAATTATCACTGATGTGATTATGAATTTCTTTAATTTTCTCATCTTTAGTAATCATCAATTCTGATTCTTGACTTCCATCTAAAATATTATCTATTCTTTCATGTAAGAAATCAACTCTTCTATCCAAATTCATTTCTATTTCTGGATGGTTGTGTTCTCCCATGGGTGATGAATCTGTATGGACGTGCTTCCCATCATCAACATAATCTTTATAATCTTCTTTTTTCTTTTTCTTCTTTTTATCTTTTCCTTTAACTTCTAATTTTTCCCCAATATCTGGATTACTTTTCTTTTCTTTTTTATAATCCTCTAGAGATTCAATTGATTTTGTAAATATTTCGTGATTAACTGCTTGGGTGTTTACAGGGTTACCAGTCAAGGCCACATTCAATAAAACAACATCATCTAATAATCTTACATCTTTTCCGTCGATGTTTTTCATTATTGTTCTAGTTGGCATAAATGCAATTGAATAAGCATCTAAAAATCCCTCTTGAACATTCCCTTTTAACTTTTCAAAATTATCATTAAATGGATTCAATTCAGATTTAACAAATAATGCAAAATGGTCTTTCTCTGTAGCTTGCACAGAAGCATCAAACATTTTTCCGACTGGAACTTTTGTTTTGTTTAATTCCTTCTCTTCTGTTGAATCTCCACGAAATGCTTCATGTTCTAAATCTAACTTTAAATTTTTTGAAAGGATTTGTTTTTGCATTGATTCCAAACAATTTTTTGTTACAATATCATTAACCAAATCTAAGTGTGTGCTTGAGATAATTCCCTCTAAGAAAACTTTTTGTTGGCCCTTAACTTCCATAACCTCCACATTGAAGGGTGCAGTAAATGTAAAACTAGGTCTTTCCATATTTTATATAGTCTCTATTTAGTTATAAATATTGTTGCTCAAAAGAATAAATTTATTCAGAAATGTAGAGCACGGAACTTCTACAATTGACATGTGAGGGCGGAACTGGCCCTTCCCAACCTGTTTTTATATCTTTAAAATTTTCATCCATTCCAACTTTTTTTCCATCTAATCTTTTACAAATATCACTTGTACGATCATCAAAATGAGTATTCCAAACTTTCATCAACTTCTCGCCGCTTGTCTTAAATGCTTGTAATTTTCCTTGATTTTCTGCCCTTGTACTTTCTGTTCGCGCAATCATTTCTGCGCGGTTTTCTCCAACATCAAAAACTTTTGTAACTCTTGCCTTTAATTTACTTATCCCTTCACCAGCCATGATCCCTCTTTCTAATTCTTGTCTTAAATCAGTCATTATCTCATCAGTCATTGATTTAATATTATTAAAAGTGTAATCTTGAATAAATCCAACAGCGTCGTTATTTGGAATTAAATTCTTATCTAATTGTCTTTCTGCGCTGTCCCATCCTTTATTAAATATTTGTTGAATTGTTGCATCACTAACTGCTTTTATTCCGCCAAATGTTAAAATAGCTTTTATTGATTTTGCTAAATCTTCAACAGCTTTGATCTCATGAAGTTTATTTGAACCCATTTCTTTTTCAAGAAGAGATTTTATTTTTTCTTCATTCTTTCCTAATAAATAAATTATACTTTTTCTTAATCTCTCTTCAGTCATTAATTCATTTGGTTCTAAAATTAAAGGGTTAATTGCTTTTTGTTCTTTACCGTTTAAATTTTCTTTTTCTTTCTGAACTTTCTTTTTTTCACCTGCTTCTTCCTTGCCCATTAGCCCATTTGCAGTTATCTTATCGATTTCTCTTGCGTGTTGTTCTTCAGCAGTTTCTTTTTCTCCCCAATCAACTTCGTCCATTCCTTCTTCAATCCTAATTTCATTGACAGATTTATAACCAGCATTTAATTGCAAATTATAAAGTTCTGCTTTTTTCATTTCTTCATCAACATCAAACATCAAATATTTAAATTCAATATCATCAAATTCAAATTCACTAATTATTTCTTGATTAATTCTATATTCTTCCAACCTTAATATTGGATTGATTGTTCTCTTTTTAAAAATATTTGATTGAACAATTTGATTTGCTAATCCTTTTGAATCTTCTGTGTATCCCAATTCAACAGCCGTAACTCCAAAACTTGCCCAAACCATCTTGGCCCACCATTTTTGTCCTTCTAATAATTCTAATTCTGCATTTGATAATTGAAATTTAACAAAAGTTGGAATCTTTCCCACAATAGGCATATTATGAAACTTCTTTTTCCAGTTTCCAGCACTATCTCTTACTTTTTGTTGCTCTTCCCATTGATCTTTAAAAGCATTAATTTCTTCTGAATTTGATCCCTCTAAACCTAAAACTCCTTTTGGAATTGAATTATCATTAAAATATTCTAAATTATGTTCAATAGAATAAATAAGTGTTTGAATTGTATCTGCTAAATTTTGAACAGGAGATCTTCCATAAATAGAATCTGTTCTGGGGTTTCTTTCAAACCAAATAATTTCTTTTCTTCCAAATGGAACTGGTCGCGCGCCACTAATCCAACCATATTGAAAATAAGCCGCTCTCTCCCTTGCGTCAGCAGAAGTTACAAATCCCGGTTCAATGGCCATTGCGCTTGCTTCTTTATTTGGAGGCAAGATTGCATGATCTAACATAACATCATCACGATCAGTCATCATCCCATAAATATCTGGGTTCTTTGTAAATGTGGCACCATCTCTTGCAACAATTTCTACCATCTCTTCTTTAACATTAAAAACTTTATTAATCACTCCGGAATCAATTTCTAAAATATCACGGATATATTTTCTTCTAATTTCTTCCCAACTTTCTTTATTTGTATTTGGATTCTCAAAGAAATCTTTAACTTGTTTAATGTGTTCTTCTAATGTTTTTGAGTCTTCTTTTCCCTCTTTTGCAACTATGTCCCACTTCACAGCGCAAATCTCATCAATAATTGTGGCAATACACATCTCAACATAAGGAGTAGCAGCCAATCGTCTAATTGTTACAATATCAACATACCTTGGATATCCATAAGGTGGTTTATATAAAAACTTTGGAATATATGCTTTAGGCAATCCTCCACGCGTTTCTTCAGAAATTGTAGCAACTGGCGGAACTGACTTTCCCTCTTTCTTAAAAAAATCCAATAATCCCATGATCATGAAATGAAATGATATTTTAATTAGTCAACTACAATATTTAAATATTGTTGTTTAATCGATTTCTTTCTCTAAATTTTCTTTGATATTCTCTTTGTTTTTTCACAAAATATTCTCTTGAACATTCTTTTGAACAAGTTTTTGTATTTCTTGATTTAACTCCGCTTGGTCTTTGGGATTTTCCACTACCTTCCTTAGGAACATAAAAAATCCTTTTACAAATTATACAGTTTCTTTCTTCATAGTGAGCTTTTAATCTTCTTTCTGCAAGTCCCATTATTTCTTTGCCGATGGCCCAAAACTCATCTTCCCTTCGCCAACCAATTTTTTAATTAACTCTTTTCTGTCAACTTCATCTTTGTCTGTTTCTTTTTTTGATTTTTTATAAACTGGTTTTGGTTTCATAAACCCAAATGCAAAAGGTTCTCTCAATTCAAACATCATCCTCATCATTAACATATCTCCAACATCTGTTGATCTCCCAAGATTTTCTTTAATTTCTTCTTTTGTTAAAATCTGTAAAGGTGCATCCTTTCCAGGATCTTTCTGCTTAATCTGTTCTAAATCTTCAATTAATAAATTCTTGGCCTCTATTGAAATCTTTCTTGTAATTCCAATTAGTCCGGCATTAACATAATTTGCTAATTCAAACCAACACTGCGCTTTAAGATTTTTATAATTGTGTTGAACTTTATCATCCTTTGTTTCTTTATCTTTTGTAATTGGTCTTGCATTTGAAACAAATCCTTTAATACCTTTAATATTATTCACCGCACCAAAGCCAACTCCTCCTTCATCAACTGCACATTGACTTCTTGGAATTTTATTCTCTTTCAATAAATCGTCTAATTCATCGTCGGTGATATTGTTTCTTAGGATAACTTTTTCCAAAAAGAATCCATCCCAAATTCCAATTACAGTTTTATCTCTTCCAAATCCAGCAATATCCACAATACAATATTTCTTTCCGCGTATCGCATCATTAGTAAATAAATCAATTATTTGATCATAATCAAACAACCTTGTAGGATCATCATCATATTCAAAGTTTCCATAAAGCAATCTCTCTTTTGAAACACGATCTAATTTCTTTAAATTCTCAATATAATATTTTGAAATAAAAGGATTGTCCACCACAAGCGCAGGAATAAATATTCTATATGGTTCAATTGTTCCCTCTTTATTTGGTTTATAAAATTCAAAATATAAAAAGTTTTTAGACGGATTACTCGCAATTAAAAACTTTGGAATTAATCCAAACTCATCCAATTTATATCTCAATCTGGACATTACAATATTCTTTGCTTTTTGTGAAATCTGACTAGCCTCATCAACAAATGCCCCTGTATATTCTGTTGAACCTAAACTATCAAATTCTGGATCACTTGGATATAAGAATAAATCTTTCAAATAAATTGCACTTGTGTTTCTAAATTTAATTGTCCCTTCAATAGAATTATATTTGTAATCAATCCCCATAACCAATCCCCACGTCTTACACACTTGAAAAAATGTTAAAAGAGTTGATTCTTTTAATTCTTTTAATTTT